GAAACGACTTTCAGTTACAGCGTAGTCAACAAATTCCTTGATTGAGTTGATTTTCTCAACATCAACCTCAGCCAATTTTTTAACCTTGCTTGAAGAATGCTTTTCACCCTTCACCTTGAAACGATGAACAACACCGTTGTAATTGCAAGACCATACGATACCTTCACCAACACCAGAGAAACCAAAAGCTTTACCAACTGGACATTCTTCTTCAACAGCTAGTGTCAATTCACCTAGCTTGTTTTGAACCAACTCTGGATAGTTAAAATCAATTTCCATTTCCCATGTTTGGAAATCTTCAATATTGTAAATGTTATCTTCTGGACTCTTCAAGTAATGAGATGGAATCCAAAAAGCTGGTTTGGCTTTTTGTTCTTCTTCTGAATTAGTATGTGGTGTAACCTTAACACCAAAAATGAAGAAAGACTTAGGTAGATTGCAAATTGCAACACCCTTTTGAATATTACCTCCACACCACTCACCATAAATGGTAACAGTGTTATTTCTTAAATCAAAGAAATTAGCAGAATTGATTTGGTCAACAAACTTTTTAAACACATCTTTCTTTGATTCAACAAAGAAAGCAAACCCAGCGTTATCTTTTTCTGGGGTAATGATGTTTTCACGAGATTGAATCCAATAACCACCTTCATTAAAAGACACACCAGCATTGGTACCATGTAGTTTTACAGTACCTTTGAATGTTAATGTTGGTTTCTCTTTTTTGTGGTCGTAAATTGCTTCACCATTCTCGTCTAAACCAACAAAATTGAATTGTCTATTAATGCTAGCAATTACATTTCTGAATTGCTCAATAGATGGATATGATATATGTTTTTTCATTTTTAAAAATTGTATGTGATGTTAGGTGTTAAATAATTTGTTTCATCCCAGTTGCTAAAAGCAACACCTATGCTGATGTTCTTAATCGTATATGATGCACCAATACCATACTCAATGAATTTATGTTTGGTATTTATGTAACCACCATATCCAAAAAAAGGTGTAAATGTTACCATTTTAAATGTATGAGAATAAGATACCTTACCTTCAACAAAATAGTTTGTGATATCATCACTATCGCTACCAAGTCCTCGTAAAGAGCCACGACCAAATACAAGTCCAGTACCGAAATCACGATACATTATACCACCTTCTAAACCAGTATAGCTACTAGTTAAAAAATCAGAACTATTGGTAACCGACAAACCAATGGATAAATAACCAGTAACTTTTGGTTTGGTTGTGTCAGCACTGTTTTGTGCAAATGTGTTTGTAACTAAAAATAAGCAGATAATTGTTAATAAATGTTTCATATGTATTTGTTTTTATACGGTTGTTAATGATTTTACCATGTTTTCAATATTTTTGATAGACTCAAGACTATCACACGTGTTTTTATCGTCACGCACTTCAACAAATGATGGGTAAAGCAAAGAATAATTGCCTTCTTTGTCTTTTGACAATCCGTTGCATTTAACTTGAAGAATTTTACCCAACAACTTATCTTGATTTTCAGTGATGTAAACCATCATGTCTTCTTTGATACCTTGAGGACGAGTCTTCACCAACCCATCAGATGATTCACAGTTGAAGCTTGAGATAACGTTTTCATTTTTGGTTCCTTTGGTTCCGTAATTAAAACCAACGATAACCAAATCAACATCCATTTCAAGTTTCATCTTGATTTGCCATGTTGGTTTACCATCTTTCCAAGTACCATTTTCATCTTTAAGGATAGTACCTTCTTGTGGTACACCATTAACCTCAGTAGCTAGAACTTCTTGGAAGTGTTCCATGGCCTCAGCGTATGTATTAACAATACGACTTTCAATCACATAAACCATTGAAGAACCAGACTTAATGATAAGTTGTTCAACTTTAAGCAAACGTATCAAGTACGGTATCTTTGATGATTTATCAAAATACTCATCTACACTAATAGTATCCCATACGGTATAACGAATAGAATTCAAAGCTTTTTCAAAACTACCGTGCTTCTTTTCAAACGCTTCAAGCTTTTTTTCAGTTTCCTTTTCAGTACGCTCACCACGCTTGCTTTGAATATCAATAACAGATGCAATAATACCGTTTGATTCGTAACGTGGTACACCATCCATTGTCAATTCACCGTTTAATACGCAATCTTCAAAGTTGGCCAGTTCAGCCAAGAACTTAGCACCAGTTACAACAGTTGCTTCACCACTACGGCTTTCCAATTCAACTTCACCGCCACGGATGATAGCGTTGCAATAACGACCATCCATTTTGATTTGAGAGATACCACGACTACCTTTATCAAAAATAGCACGAGCCTTTTTTTCATCAAAAGAGATAGCACCCATGTATGGTGTATCTTCAATAAGGTCTTTGATAACCTTGTTCATAAAGGTTGTTCCCATACCAATCTTACAATCTTTTTCAATAATACGCTCAATGATATACGCATCATCAGCTGATACATTCTCTAACCAAATAGTTAATTTATCTATAGCGTTTTGACCTGTAAACTCACGATTAGCTATACTCATAAGCATATTCAACGCTTCTTCAAGAGTCCAACCAATTTTATTATGAGTGTAGGCTGGGATTTGTTTTAAATAAAACTTTACTCGCTTTGAGTTTGCCAAATACAATACACGTTTAAGCAATTCGTTATCCTTATACTTTTTAAGGATTTCCATTTTTTGGTTGGTGCTTGATTCAGCAGCGATTTCGTCAAAGATTTGTTTGATACTCATATCGTTTTTTGTTTTGTTAATGCAAAGGTAATAAATTAAATTGATTCTACCAAATTTTTCGACAACAATTTATCCAAACACTCCCACATAAGTTTACCATCTTTAGGAGTGTTAAGGTACAATGCACCCTTGAACTCATCGTATTCTTTGGCATACATGTCAATCTTACCACCATGTTCGATGTTGGCAATACGGTCAGCAAGCTTGATTATAATAGCATCTGGGTTGCTAGCTGTTTTAGGAAGAGTCTTTTCTTTTTTCTCTTTACGGTTACGACCCAATTCATCAGTAACACAATAAACCATCTCAGCTACTTCAAATCCAAAGTGTTTTTTAATGTCATTGTAACTAATACCATCGTCTTCAATGGTATCATGCAAGTAGCCAGCAACAATGTATTTGCCAGAGAAACCAAATCTTTTTAAAATATCTACAACGTCATCCAGATGCTTCTCATAAGGGAAGATTTCATCATAACGTTGATTTGAATGTGCAACAACTGCAACCATTCTTGCTTCTTTGTAGGTTTTATCTGTATAACGCATAAATAATAGTTTTGACAAAGGTACGAAAAATATTTGAAATCACCAAATATATTCCAAAAAAAATCGCCTTAACTACTAGAGCCAAGGCGATTTAATTTATGGACAAGTATTTTTACTTGTTGTCTTTCTTGCTGTTGTCAACTTGTGTTGATTCAGTAAGAAGCGTTTTTGTATTTGGAAGTGTTTTACCCTTTTCTTGAATTTGTTTTAGCAATTCAAAACCAAGCAACCCACTGATAGGTCCGTTTCCACCATCGTTTCCAGAGATAAGAACATCTGGGATGATTTTAATACCGTTTTGACCAATCATTTCAGTTACTTTAAACTTAGCAAAGTTATCAGCACCCATTGCAGTTACTTGTTGTGAATAAGCTTCAGCCGTTGCCTTACCTATCGAAGCAATCTTCTCGGCTTCAGCCTTACCATTAACTTCAGTTTGATAAGCATCAGCATCAGCCGTTACTTTCTTAGCGTTAGCTTGTGCCACCGCTGTCAACTCAATTGATTTAGCCTTACCTTCTGAAGATTTAACCGCAGCAGCAGCTTCTTTTTCAGAGATTTCAACCGATTGTTGAGCTATAACCATTTTAGGTTGCATATCAGCCAATGCTTTAGCAGATTCAAGAGTTTTACGTTGGTCTTGTGCTTGACGTTGAGTGTCATAAGTAATCTTTTCTTCTTCAGCAATCTTACGGTCAGTAAGCGTCTTCATAAGAGATTCTGGTGGTGTAATATCACCGATAAGAGTATCAACTGCATGTACGTTGTATTCTTCAAGTACTTTGCTAATAGCTTGCTTAGCAGCATCTTGACGAGCTTGACGAGTTTTCAAGAATGCGATAACGTCACTATCTTGTGCAGAGTTACGGAAATAGTTACCAATTGTAGGTTCCAATACTTGTGACACAAGGTTAGCCATTGAACCGAAACGTGCAATTACTTTTGGTGCTTCGTTGGCTGGAATATGAATGATTTGAGACACATCCAAGTTGAATGGGAAACCATCTTTTGAACGAACAGTAATTGTGCTCAACCCAGCATCCAATTTGTGTGATTCATTACGACCAGTTGCCCAGTTTAATACAAGGTTGGTTGTAGGAACCAACTCAGCTTTGTGAGTGTATGGGTTGATGGCGTATTTACCTGGGTCATACGGTGTAATCCAAACACCTTTTTGTCCTTTGTTTACAATGTTACCATGTTTGAAACTATCACCAGTCAAGTCTTTACCTTCGTCACCAACGTAAGAAATAACAACTGCTACGTGACCAATAGGAACTTGTGTCATAGGTACTTTCTCGATTTCAACAGCCCATGGGTTGAATGAATAGTTACCAGCTTGAACTACTTGTTCTTGAAGACCACGTTGACCTCCATTGTTTAAGAAAGCATCAAAATTTTGGAAGTTATTATGACCTTCAATAACTTTACCAGCAATATCACCTTGTCCTAATGGAATACCATCTAAAGCAGTAATGACACCAACTTGACCGTCTTCAATATTTGTAATTTCAGCAAAGAAAACTTCAAATAACTGTGGGTTGATACGATATGTCGCTGAGTTCAAATAAGAAACTTGTTTACCACGTTGACCACCATTTGTTAAAAACAAACGTGCATTTTGAAAGTTATCACAATCAACGTGACGAGCAAGGATTGAACCAACTGGCAATGATGCACCATCTCGTGCTGTTAGCAAACCAATTTTTCCTCTAGGTACTTCAATAAACGGTACATAGTCAACACTATATTGCCATGGCCAGTAGCCCCAACCTAAGAAACCTGGTGCTAGTGTATCAGCTTGATAACCAGCTTCACCATTCAAAGCGATGATTTTACCATCTGGCAACGATTTGTTTGAACCAAATAGTACGAACTTTTTGTAGACAACACCTATTTTACCATCGGGTACGTTTACCATACCGCAGATAAAACGAAGTGTAAATTTGTAGAATAACAATGCTAAGATTGGTATCACTAACCACCAATAATTGGTGATGTTTTGTAGAATTTCACTTTTCATTTTTTTGTTTTTATTTGTTTTTAATTGTTTACTGGAATTTCTTGTGTTGTGTCCCAAACAGCTTTTTGAATAAGCTTGGTGCCATCTTCATCTTCATGTTCAAATCTACCATCCATCTCTCTTAGGACATAGATTATTTCACCTGTGGCTTCAGCGACAGCTTTAAGTGATTCACCATCTTTGGTTAGGTCCAAATCACCATACCAAACTTTACCTTCTTTGGCAGTTACGATGTTTGCATTAAAGTAGCAAACGCTGTTAGGGTTTTTATCCCTATAATCACTTTTAGAGAATGATATCATTCTACCCATAATAAAGCCATTGGCTCTGAGTGTTTCGTTTATATTCATATTAAAAATTTACCAACTAATTGAAAGATAAGAACCATCCCTTTGGTCATCATATTGTTTAACAGTAAAACCACGTTTACGCAAATCTTCGATTGTTAATGATTCAGCGTAAATTCCAAGACTTATTGACATTTGATTGCTAGCAACAGCTTTTTCTATTGCATCTAAACAAATGTTAATTTCTTTTTTTACTTTTTCACCTAAAATTGATGTGGCTTGTTTTCTAGCCCATTCAGCATTTATATTATTTCTTTCCATTATGCAAAGGTACTTTTTTATTTTCAATTAAACAAGAAAATCCCCTAAAAAATTTTCTTAGAGGATTTTGTACAACGTTTTGTCGTCATAGTTTGCTATGAAGTCTTCAACAGATGTTACTTTACCATCAGCCAAACCGAAGTATAGGCCAGTAAAATTCTTAACATCATTCTTACCACACACTTCGAACACAGCTGTCGCATACTTCTTCTTTTCTTGTGGTGTGATATTCTTTGGACGGAATGCTTGTAACTCAGCCCAAACTAAATCCAACTTAGCAATCAATGCATCATAGTTAGCCTTCAACTTAACCAACTCATCCTTACGGTCTGGGAAGGTAGCAGCAAATTCTTCTATTTCATTGGTCTTTACTATGGTCATAATGTTGTGTTCAGCAGTCTTACCTTTCAAGTGGTGAACCGCAACATAAGCTGGGTTCTTTATCTTTACTCGGTTGAAGTTAGCATCTACTACAACATAACCTTCATCGTGCCATACCATGGTTTCAAATGTACGAAGCAATGCTCCAACATTTTTAGCGTTCAAGTCGTAAGACTTAACACGTGGTACACCCAACGAATCAGCAATACCTGTCAATGCTTCAAACGGTACTTCTTCAAGTGTCAAAAGGTTTCTAACCATAAGCAATGATGCAGCTGATTC